GATGCAGTTAAGCAGACTTTAACTAATGGATCACCCATCATAATTCCTCTCGTATTACGAAATTTTATTGTATGGTTATCTATTTTTTCTATTTTATCACTAGCCTTAAGAAAATATAATATATTTCTTTTTGTAGTTTTAAAAGTTATTATTTTTGGCTGAGTAATTAACCATATCGTACTTTTTAAGTATCTTGTTGTTCCTCTTCCTAAATTAAGTCCATCAGTTAAGCCTTCCATCATGTTTCTTTGAATCATCTGTTCGGCTCTATCTGTTGCACTAGTTAAATCAGAACTTGAAATCGCCTCTGGCGAATCCATGTTGATATAATGAGATGAATAGGACTTTCCAAATCGGTATAAATTATCCGAATCTTGAAGTCCTACTCTTGCACCTGGTAACATTTCAACATATCCTTTAAGGATATGCATGGCTGGTACCACATATAAATACATCCAAGCCTCTGTGGCTGTTAAGGGTCGTATTTTATCTCCTGGTTCTGAAATTATGATTAGCTTTGCTTCTAATTCCCTCTCATTGATTAGGAATTCTTCATATTTCAGTTGTGACCAAAGGAATAGTAGTTGTCCAAATCTGGCATCGAAACCGAGCCTAAATATATCCTCCAGTTCTTCTGGAAGATCAGGTCTCCAATTTCCGAAATCACCCTTTTGTTCTTCTATTAAGTAGGCTATTTGCCATACTTCTAGATGACTAAGGGTTATACTACATATATTGTTTCCAAAAGAGTCCATAACAAAGTTATCGTCTCTTTCGACTAATAATTCATTGATTGGAGTTTTAAGGAATTTATTAAATTCCCCATGGGGAAATATTATTCCCCATTTTCCACCCTCCGATCTTGAATATTCTATTGAAGATCCTGCAGATAGAGAAATATGAGTATCATAATCTTTAGTAAAGTTTTTTTGATCTCTAATCTCTATCGCTAGAATCTGTCCTAATTGATAAGCTCCATGCTGTTCTGCAGCCGTGGATTTTACTTCATTGGTAATACCAATTAAGTAATCAATTATTTTCTGTCTCATTTCCTTATATGTTGGTGGTGGTAAGAACCTAGATTGGCATAAGTTGCCAACCCACCAGCACATAGCTTCCAAATCT